GCTCACGTCCAGGCGCGAGGCGCAGTTCTGCCAGCCGATGACGACGGCGGTGTTGTTGTCGCACGTGACCGGCGAGGCCGGGTCGAAGAAGATGCCGCTCGTCGGGTCGCTCGCGAACGAATACGCCGGCGCCGCGCACGAGCCGTCGCACGAGGCGAGGATCGGGCAGGGCGGGACAGCGAGCGCGAGGAGATCGGCGACCGCGAACTCGAAGCACTGGCCGGCCTGCTGGCCGTAGAACACCGCCGTCGGCTGCACCACCGCGTTCGGGAGGTTTTGCAGCAGAGCGCAGATGTCGACCGCGGCAGAAACGTCCGCGACCGTTGTGGTGACGCACAGCGCGCCCTGTAGCGCAATCAGCCTGTCGCCCAGGACGAGCGGCGCACCCACTGGCAGCGCTTGGAGATTCGCGCAAAGCGGGTAGAGCGCGAGGATCGAGGAGAGCGTCGCCTTCACGCAGGCCGCGCCCGAATCGAGCACCGCCTCGTCGGTGAGCAGCGGCGCCTGCACCGGCATCGCCTGGATCTCCTGGCAGGCCGAGAGCGGCGGCAGGAGCGCGCGGCAGCCGGCTGGCGTGAACGCGAGAAGCGTGTCGCCCGCGGTCGGGACGCGCGCCTCCGGGGTCCAAAGCGCCTGCGCGAGCACGCAGCTCGTGATGACCGGGTTGAGATCGGCCGCAACCTCCACGGTGATCTGCACGGTGAGCGTGCCGCAGGCGTTGCAGACCTGGATGACGGCGACGTAGGTGCCGAGAGTCTCGGCGATGTTCGGGACCGCGGTGGTGATCGTGAGCTCGTTGCCGTTGAAAATCTGCACCGAAGCGATGAGCGGGTTCCCGCCGATCGGCAGGATCGGGTTGGTCGGGATCGACACCTGGAAGGGCTGCGTGCCGTAGATCGGCACCACGATGAGGACGCCGGGGCCGCCCTGGGCGACCACGACCGGCGCGACCGGGAGCGCCGCGGTCGGGCAGAAGCACGGGCAGTTCGGCGGCTGGCAGTTCGTGTTCACGTCAGGCTCCTTGTCGGTCAGTCGCCCTTGGACCACTCGAGGATCGAGTCCTTATCGGCGTTGCACTGTCCGAGGCTCGCGCGCAGGTCGTCGACATAGTTGAGTAGATCAGCGTTTGTCCGGCCGGAGAACGCCGGCACCAGCGTCCGGTTTAGGTACTGCGCCGGCGGCTTTTGCCGGATCAGCTGCGGGGCCTCCGGCACCGGGGCCGAAGCGCAGCCGTGCAACCACGGCAGGAGGCAAAGACTGATCGAGCCAATCCCGAGCAACCGGGTCAGTCCGCCGCAAGTCCTCGATCTGTGCGCGCGCATCGTCCCTCTCCTTCTGCACCACTATCCTCGCCCGCTCGCGATCGGCCGCGAGGCGCTGGTGGCGTGCGAGCTCCTTCTCCTGCGCTTCGGCGTTCGCCTTGTGGCGCGCGGCGTTCTTCTCGCTCGACTCGAGCTTGCCGCGGAGCTCGGTCGCCTCCTCGATGGCGCTGTTGTACTTCCACACCCCGGCCGCGGCACCACCGGCGACAGCAAGGGCGACGATCGCGTAGACCCAGATCACGGCTTTTGCTCCTTCGGGGCAGGCGGAAGGGGATCCTTGCCGTTCGGCGCGAACATTTTGGCGATGAGCGGCGTGATCCAGATGCCACCGTAGGTCACGAAGTCGGGCGTCGTCACATACCCCGTTACCGTCCACTTGATGAGCGCCCAAGAGTGAATGAGCCACGATCCCACGACGATCACCGACCACTTCGACGCCTTGCCGTTCTCCATCAGGATGTCGACGAACTTGAATCCGTTGCCGCCGCTGCGATCGGCGATCACCGTCGACCAGATCAGTCCGATCAGGAACGCGGCGAGCAGGAGGTCCATGAGGCGCGCACCGCTACCCGCGGTGAGGTTGTCCATCACCGCAGCGAGATAGTCGAGCACGCCGTCCATCTATGGCCTCACGTCCCGAGCTTCTTGCGAAGCGAGTCTTTCAGCTCCGCGAACGAAATCGCCGGAAGGTCGTCGATTTTCTCCATCGCTTTCTTCATGTCGTCGGAGGTTGCGGCATCGGCTGCGGCGAGGATCGCGTTCACCGCCGCCGCGTGCGCGTTCAGCGCGTCGAGCAGTACGCCGGAGAGGGCGCGGTCGAAGCCCTCTAGCTGATCGACGATGGTGGCGGTGGTGTCGCGCGCGCCGTCGAGCGATGCTTTGTCCAGGGCGTCCTTCTCCGCCTGCGTCATCTCGGTGATGTCGTCTCCCGAGATATTCCAGTAGCGCGAAGTAACCCCGGCAGCGAAGAGCGCTGCGGCCTGATCGCTGTTGATGATGTAATCCGTGGTCGGGAAATCGGGCGTGCTGACCGACAGGATGTACTGCTTCGTCGTCCGGTTAACAGCGGTTCCCATCAGGTGAATCTCCTTCTGTACGACAAGCGCGTTTCCTCGTAGAGCGGACCGCCGAGCGCCGTGGCCGGGCGCTTGAAATCCGACGTGTCCACGATCGTCAGCGCGCCCGCGGCGACCGTGCCCGGCGGTTCGGTCGTCAGGGGCCAGCGATGGTGGATGCCGGCCCATATGCCGTCGTGTCCCCGGCAGGCGTGAATGGTCTGCACCTCGTTGGCCGACAGTTGCCGCTGGTAGATCCGCGCGTCCTCGCACTGGCCGTCGACCCACTCCGAGGCACCGTCGTCCTGTGCCATGAGGGAGGCGGAAATGGACACGCCGACGCTGAACGCCGCCCCGGCGAACGCCATCGCGGCAGACAGCTGCAGGGCGCCGTTGCGATAGATCGTCCCGTTGTCGCCGGGGACGTTGACGCCGATGACAACGAACTGTTCGGTATTGATCGGGGGCGCCCCGGCCGGGTCGGCAATCGTTATCAACGGATCGGCGTCGGGCGCGCGGGCACCGTTCAGGATCACACCGGCGGCATCGCGATCCATGACCATGCGGCTCGCGTTGGTCGGCACACCGGAAGTGATCGACCAGGCCATCATCGTGTTGCCGTTGGTGACATCGAAATCCAACCACGCCATCATCGAGGCCGCCGTCACCCCGTCCAGACAGTTGAGGGTGCCGCCTGCGGCAAGGTTGATCCAGTCGTTTACGCCGTCGAAGTTCATCAGGTCGTAAACTCCATGATCATCTCGGCGAGGTCGAAGTCCCCGGCGAGGGTGTCGGCGCCCTGTGTGCCGCGCCGCGTGATCTCGAACTGGCGCAGCGTCGTCGTCGTCCAGCCGAGCGTCGCGAGCGAGATCGTCTGGCTGTAGTACTGGAAATTGGTGTTCGTCGGGATGGCGAGCGTGGTGAAGTTAACCACCGCCGACCACGCCCCGACCACGGCGTTGTTCGGAATCGAGCGCGTGTAGTACGAGAGCACCACACCGGCAGCGACGCCGGGCGCGGTCTGCGCGCGCGCTTTGAACAGGAAGTTCACGTTCACCGCGCCCGGGGGCACCGTCACGAGCCCGCCGACCCCCTCCTCGGTCGTGTCGTCGAAGCGGCGCACGGTGATCGCGGAGTTCGCAGAATCGGCCGCGGCGGGGGCAAGTGAGTTCACCGCCCAATTCGCCGTCACCGGGTTGTCGAACTGATCGGCCTGGAAGGTGAAGCGCTGGATGAACGACGGCCCGGTGCTGGTGATGGTGATGTCCGCGCGATCGGAGCCCGCGTTGTCGGCCACGAGCACGGTGATGCCGGTGCCGTCGATGAAGTTGAGCGTCGGCCGGCTCGAGGTCAGAACGCCGCCGTCCTGCACTTGCACGATCGTCCGGTGGACGTGATCGGAACGGGCGAGCGTGGACGCCACGCCGGCCGCGTTCGCTTGCGCGGTGGCGACCACGATGGCTGTGGCAACACTCAGCTTCGCGTCCGACCGGATCGCGGTCGTCGCCACGCCCCCGGTGGCGGCAGCCGCATCCGCGGCTACGGTCGGGGTGGCGAACCCCGTGACCCCGCTCGAGTCGGCGATGGTGATGTCCAGGCGATCCGAGCCGCCGTTGTCGACCACCGTGACCGCGATCCCTGCGCCGTCGATGAAGTTGAGGGTCGGGCGCGAGGCGACCGCCACGCCGCCGTCCTGCGCCGCGACGAGCGTGCGGTGGACGTGGTCGGAGCGGGCAAGCGAGGCTGCCGCCCCGGCCGCGTTGGCGGTCCCCGTGGAAACCGGGACGCCGGTGAGCGCCTGGAGTTTCGCGTCCGAGCGCAGCGCCGTCGCGGCGACCCCGGCCGTCGGCGCCGCGGCATCGACGGTGAACACGGGCGGGGCGCCAAAGCCGGGGAAGGCTGTCGGCGCGGTCTGCCAGGTGGGCGGGACTCCGGCGCCGTTCGAGGTGAGGACGTCGGTGGCAACGCCGACCGAGCCCCCGACGTTCCACGCCCCATTGGAGAGAACCGTGAGGCGAAGCGTCGCGCCGGTGGTAAGGGAGAAGCTCGTGGCAGCGTCGACGGAAACCGCGCCGACGGTGGAGAGGAGGCTCACGCTCGCGCCGGTATCGGTGATCGAGCCGCCGGCGGTGCGCGTCATCGCTCCGACGCTGGTTTCGGCGATGCTCGAGCCCGAGGTAATCGTGATCGGCGTCGAGGCGGTCTGGATCGTGATGCTCGCGCCGATCTCGATGAAGTCGGCACACGTGTCATCCGAGATGCGGATAGCCGTCCCGGTGTAGAACATCCCCGAGTCGGGCGAGGAGGCGAAGGCGAAGCTCGGCGCACCGCAGCTCCCGTCCGGAGCGAGGAGCGGGAACACCGTGCCCGGGATCGTGACGTCGACGCGGTCGAGGCCCGGGTTGTCGACCGCGGTGACCCCGGCGCCGATGAAGTTGATCGAGCAGCGCGAGCCGACGGCTACGCCCTCGTCCTGGACCGGGACTTCCGAGCGGTGGACGTGGTCGGCGCGCGCGACGAGGAGCGATACCCCGGGTGCATTCGCGCACGCGGTCGTGACCGGGGCGCCGTAGCCGGGGAATCCGCCGCCGCCGCCGCCTGGCACCCCGAGGAAGCACCCGCCGGGGGTGACGAAAAGCGCCGTGTCGCCGACACCTGGGATCTGCGTGGCGAGCCCTTGCAGGATCGCGCAGAGCGAGCCCGAGTCGCAGCAGTCAGGCGGGGAGAGGGGCGCGCACGGGGCGATGACCGCGCCGGGGACGACGACCTGGTTCGCGTCGAGGATCTGGCTCGTCGCGAGCGAGCAGTCGGGGTTGAGCGTGACCGATTGGTAGCCGTCCAGGACGGTTGCGTTCGGCGGGACGGTGTAGCACGCCGGGCTGACGAACGGCCCTGGCCCGCAGGGCGGCTGGAGGGGCGTGTTGCAATCGCTCATCACGCACTCCTGATGGCGTCGACGACGCTCTGCAAGAGCGCCCATTGCGGGTCGTTCTTCTGCGGGAGCGTGAGGATGGGGTTACGCCAGTACGCGCGGCGGCGCCCGGCGATCGAGCCGCCGTCGGCGTAGGTGAGGGTCTGCCCCGCCCCGAACGAAACGCTGAACAGTCCCCCGCCGGAGGCGGTGACGATGCCCGTGTTGGCGAGCAGGAGGTCGAACACGTTGTCGCCGAGGTCCACCGGGAAACCGTCGAGCATGGCGTTCTCCTCTTTACGGGTTGACGCCGCCCTGGCCCTCGCCAGAGCCGAAGCCGCCCGGGCCGATCGTGTCGGGGCAGGCCACCTGGAAGGCGCCGACCACGGGGGCGCCCTGCGCGTTCTGGATCGCGGTCACGCTGCCCGAGCAGTCCGCGGCGATGCTGATGACGAGGAAGCCCGGGAGCCCCTGCGTCACGCCCTGGGACTGGAGCGCCGGGGTGAGGTAGCAGATCGGCGTGCGGACGGTCTGCGGCGTGCACACGTCGGGGAACGGGTTCCCGCACTGATCGGTGCGGCGATTCGGGTTGGTGTCGGCCATCGGAGTCTCCTACTGTGGTGAGGGCGTGGTGCCGATCGAGGGGATGGGTTCCTGCGTCGATTCGTAGTCCTCGCTCTCCTCGCCGAGCGCGGCCTGCACGTCGGGGTCGAAGCCGAAGCTGCGAACGGGCACCCCGAGGCCCTCCATCGCTTTCGCGGCGGTCCACTCGAGCACCTTGACCATCTTCTTGGCCGCGACGGGGTCGGCCTGGGAGAGCGCGGGCACGATCTGGCCGATCACGCTCATGCGATCCAGGGCCTTCTGCTCCTCGGTTTCGCGGTCGACGAGCCCTTGCGAGCCGCGCGCGTTCACGCGCGAGTCGCCTTTCACGCTCGGATCCTCGCTGTAGGCGATGTTGTGGTTGTAGAGCATCGCGCCGAACGGCCCGTAGATGCCGTCATCGAGGTTCTGCACCGGGATCTTGAATACCTTCAACGCTTGCGCGAACACCGCGCTGAACCCGCGGTAGGTGCGCCCGGCTCCCGAGAGCGAGGGGTCGCCCTGCGCGTAGTTCGGGATGTTGCTGACATCGTCCATCAGCGTCATGTAGTACTTCACGAGGTTCAAGAGCGGCCCGATGATCTGCGGGACGTTGGTGAAGGTGTAGGCGGGGCGCCCGCCGTTCATGAGATCTGGGTCGGCGAACTTCACGTTGTAGGGCGAGAGATTGAGAAGCTCCTCGATGCGCGTGACGTAGCCTTTCAGGCGGTTCACGTCGGCCTCGACCTGAGGACCGCTTGAAAAGCCCATATTGCGGATCTTCGCGCGGAAGGCGGCGTTCAGCGATCGCTGCGTGTCGCGCATCTTGAGCACGGGGCAGGTGCCGTAGAAGCGCTCGCCGCGCTTCTCGTAGGAGGTCGCGTGGTAGGGGCGCGGGGTGAAGAACGCCTCGCCCGACACCTTCACCATGAGCGTGCGGTAGCCCGAGACGACGACGCGCGCCTCGTAGTACTCCTCGGACTGGAGAGAGAACCCGTAGGGGCGAAGCTCGTCGCCGGAGAGGATGCCGTGGTGCTCGAGGCCGACGATCGACTCGTCCTCGGTCCAGATGCCCAGTTCGTTGGGCATTTCCGGGTTGTAGGCGGTGTTCTCGAGGAGCCAGTTTCGCGAGCGATCGGAGTACTGCCACAGGAGGTTGTCGATCGACTCGGTGATCCAGTATTTCTGCCCGCGCGCGCGCCTCAGATCGCGCTTGGTCATGCTGATGCGCTCGCAGAGATAGGTCCCGCGCTGCGTGTCCGGGGAGTCGGGCGATGGTTTCAGGTCGAACGGGCTCACGCGGTAGGCGTCGATCGCGCTCGTTTTTCTCGCGCTTTGCGTGTTCCCGTTCCAGACGATGCGCGGGCGGCTCGTAAGGATCGGGCCTTTGAGGATCGCGATGGGGAAGGTGGCGAGGTCATAGAAAAGCTGGTGGTTGATCGGGCCCATGCCGAGCTCCACGCACTGGTCTTTCATCAGCCGGTTCATGTTGCGCGCGGCTTTCGTTGCTTCGGCCATCGCGAGCTGGCGCGTGGTTTCCTTCAGCTCGCGCGCTTTGCGCTCGAGGTCACCGGGGTAGTTGGCGATCATCTGGCCGAAGCTGATGTCGGCGAGCAGCGGGGGCATCCGCGCGAGCGCCTGGGCGCCCATGATCGTGTTTCCTTGCGTCGCCGCGGAAACGATCTCGAACTTGAGGTCGCGCAGCGCCTTCTGGCGCAGTCGCGCGGGAAGATCGGGGATGGGTGTGGGTTCGGCAATAAACGGCATCTGGATCACGGAGGCGAGCATATCGCGCAGCCACGCTTCCGCAGCCATGCACTTCATGTTGGTCGCGGGGATGAAGATGTCGATGCCGTCGAGGAGCTCCGCGTCGGTCGCCTCGTAGACGCCGCGGCGCTGGCGGTCGCACATCGCGAGGGTCTGCTCGATCGAGAAGCCCTCGATCTGTTCGGACTGGCACCAGCGGACCGCGCCCCACCAGCGCCGCACGACCAGGTCGGCGAGCGGGTCGAAGTGGCCCATGCGCGAGCTCTCGCTCGAGGCGAGCGCGGTTGTTTCGTCCGCGCGGACGCTGAGAGCTTCGTTGGAGGGCTGGTTCTGCACCTAGAGCCTCGGCGAGAAGGCCATGAGGACGGCCCACACGAACACAAAGAGCGCGCCCGCGCCCGCCGCGATCGCGAGGAGGATGCCGGCCACGCGCCACCAGCTGGGTGGTTCTACGCCCACAGCACCTTCTTTTGCGGCATCGGTTGCGCGACGCGCTCGCGCCCGTCGCGGTAATAGAGCGCCATGTATTGCAAGCCGTCGTGGACGTCTGAGTAGTCGTTCTTCTCGGGCACAGGGCGGTGGGCGACGATGAGCCCGCTCGAGTCGAGCTTCTTGTAGTGGTACTTCCCGCGGAAGCCCTCGATCACCATTTTGCAGGACGGGTCGACGAGGAACGCGCCGCGGCGCTGGAGCATATAGACCACCGCGCCCATTCGCAGGTTGAACCTGTTGGTGCTCGCGAGCTGGGCCTGGAATCCTCGTGCGGTGAGGAGCTGCAGCGCGGTCTTTCCGCCGGCACCCAAGCGCGGGTTCGACGGGTCGAGCGAGCACACGAGCGGGTTACGCGGGAAATGTTCCTGGACGAACGGGGTGAACGCGGACTCGATGAACTCGTCGAAGGGGATGTCCTTCACGTGGAGCTCGCGCAGGAGATTCACGCGACCGCCTGCCATCTGGCCGAAGGTGACCCCCGGGTGCAGGCCCGAGGTGTCGATGCCGGCGCAGACGGTGAGGCCCTCGTGAATTTCGATCGGCCTGGGCGAGACGAGCTCCTCGTGCCAGTACCCCTGGAACACCGGTTTGCCGGTGACGAGGGTGCCGTACATCCCCATCACCATCGTTCTGATGAAGGTGTCGGTGGCCCCGGGGATCATGTCGAGCCAGTAGTCGTAGCCTGCGTTCTGGATGCGCGCGTAGGTGGCTGCCGGGTTCGGTCGGTAGAGCTTTTTGTCGGGGAGAAAGAGCCCCGGCGGCCCGTCGTAGAGGAGCGGCGGCGCCTGGGTGAAGAAGCGCCACCCCTCGACCGGGTTCACCATGTCGGCGTCGTACCACCAGTGGTACTCGTCTGGTGGGTTGGTGTCCATCACGAGGAAGCGCGAGTTGCAACCTTCCTCCTCCTTCGGCGGGAAGCGCCCGCAGGAGGAGATCACCATGTTCACGATGTTGCGGTTCTCGATCGCGCGCGCCTCGTTGATCCAGGCGAAGGAAGCCTCGAAGGACTGGAGGTTGTCGATGATGTTCTCGCCGTCCATCGCGAGGAAGATCGACTCCATCTCCACCACCGAGCCGTCGGGGCCTGGCATCTTGGTGAAGCCGTGGATCGGGTACTGGCCGGTCAAGCGCGAGACACCGCCGAGCCATTTCTTGAAGGTCGGGATGGTGGTTGTCTCGAGCTGACGATACGTGTCGCGCAGCACGAGGAAGCGTGAGCGGCGGATGCGCCGGAGGGTTTCGTTCTGCGCGAAGGCGCCGGAGACGGCGTCAGCGATGTTGGCGCTCGACTTCGATGAGCCTCTTGGGCCCATCAGCCCGCGCACGAGCGTTTTGGTGCCGTGGAACTCGAGGGTAGTCGAGTCCGCGGCGGCGTAACTTACAGCGCCGGCTTGAGTGTCGCCCCGAACTGCCATATCGAGCAGCAGGGGCAGTAGACGCCCTTTGCCGTGATCGCGAACAGGTGGTTGCCGCAGGCGCACGTCCAGTGCGCGCCCGAGTTTTCGATGTGGGTGGCGAAGGTCGCGCGCTGAGAGTGGCAGGCGGGGCATTCCATCTTCGACGGATCGGCCCCGACCGGTATGACACAGTGGTACTCGTGCTTGCAAGCGAGGCAGATGGCCGGCCCCTGGATGTGGGGTTTCGCGTTTTCGGCCTCGATTTCTTTCTGCCGGCGTGCTTCGTCGAGGAGGATGAGCTCGCTCATCGCGCTGGCTCCGGCAGGCGGCGGGATTCGCCGATGAGCGCGGCGGCGTCGGCGGCCTGTTCGGCTTCGATCGACTCCATGAGCCGGTTGGTGTTGAAGTTGAAGATGACCCCTTCGAGGCCGGTGACGCGGACGGTTTTCTCGTCCGAGAAGCGCTTCGTGGTTCTCTCGGCGTGGAAGCGGTCGATCTTGTGGCGTTCGACGGCCTGGCGGATCGTCACGTCGTCGACGGCGTTCTTGAGCTCGTCCTTCGCGCGGGCGAACTGGCTTTCTGCGGCGAGCTCGCGCGCCTCCTCGAGTTCCTGGGGGATGATGTTCTCCTTGACCCACGCCTCGAGGATGCGTGCCGATAGGTCGTTGTCGCGGGCGATTTCGGCGAGCGAGTGGCCGTCGGCGACGTAGTTGAGGAGCTGCTGCGGGGTGAGCTCGTCGAGGTAGATGCGGGTGCGGCGCATCCGGCGCCACAGCCGCAGGTTGATCTCGGCGACGTCGTAGAGGCGGGCGAGTGCGGCAATTTTCGTGCCGCGTCTGGACAGTTGTTCCTCGACTACATCGAAGCCGACTTCGTCGAGCCTGTCGTAATCGCGACGCCCGCGTGGGGTCACGGCGATCGCGGTGGCGGTGGTGGTGCGGGCCGGTGCGGCTGGAACGGGCTACGGCCTTTGCAGGGGCATCCCATCGTGAAACTCCCCGACATTGAACGGTGCTACGCGCGCGAGGATATCCCCCACAGCCATAACGTGCAAGCAAACCACTAGATCTAGTGCCCGAGAATGGCGAAAGCCCCGATAGATGGGGGTCCGTCGGGGCCTTCGGACGAGGTGACTGTCCCACCGCTCGTCGTCGGTGGAGGTAGCTGACGGTTGGCATGATACGTGCGTAGCAGGTTTTTCGTCAACCAGCGTGGTTACAAAGCCAAATGCCATTGCAAACTGACTCTGAATGGGTGCAAACTAGCCTCCAGGTAGCTCGACCCCCGGGCTTGGACCCCCACCCCGGGCAGCACCTACAAAGCGTCGGCGAAAGAGGGCCTGACACCAAGGCCGGCCACATCCCTCCCGATAGGGACGCCATAAGCCAGGGCCGGGGGCACCCCCGGGCGGAGCGAGAGTAGCGCTCCGGTCGCCTGGATAAACTCGAAATCGGGTACCACCTCCAAAAAGGAGGGTGCCTGAGTATCGCCTCCACGTACCAACGAGTCATGTTTCGGGGCCCTGTGGGAGCCGGGCCGGGTACCTCGCCCTCGACAAGCACGGTTCGCGGGTTCGACTCCCGCCTCCCACGCCACCACAGCCCCGCCCCTCTTCTGCCAAGCGCTGTTCCGGGCTTCGTAAACGGCAGGTCGCGTCCTCCAGCTCACGTCAGATCCCCGCCGGCCGGCCCAACACCCGGCCGCAGGGCCGGCTCGAGCCTCGCTTCACCACCCCGGGGGGCTCACGCCGCCCCCCGACACCCCCGACGGCCACGCGCAAGCGCGCGGCACCCGCAGAAGTTGTTCCACGTGGAACGTCAAGAAAATCTGCTCAGCAGAGGGGCCCCATTGAACCACCACCAGTCCCTGTTCAACACCCCCACCCCACCCCTCGAGCGAAGCGAGCACTACCTCACCAGACCACGTGACGACGAGGGCCCAGTGACAGAGCGAGAACGCGAGTGGTAGAGCGAGACGATCAGGGACCGAGTGAGGGGCGCAGTGAGACGATCATGGGCGGATGGATACCGCGACAGGTAGAGCGAGATGATGAGGGGCGGAGTGAGAGAGAACCTGCCTCTGGTACCACGCACGCCCCCACACCCGCGCGCCCGTGGTCCGAATCCCCGCCCCCGCCTGCGCGCGCTCGCTCGATCGCCTGCGCTCACCCGCTGCGGCTGCGCGCGCCCGCGATCGCACGCTCGCCGGCGCCCGTCACACGGGACGCAAGCCAGGTGTCGAGAATCCGACAGTCCGGCCGTCCGGTAGGGACAGATCGCAGGGCTCAGGGCCGGCGCTCGGGCTCGGTCCGGGCGGTTGCGGGCACGAGGCTTGCCTGTGGCGTCGGGATTCCGTCGAAAGTGTTGAGACATCAGCATGTTGCGGTGCGGATGGCAAGGTTTGTGCCTGATTTGAGAGGGCGGGCCCGTGTGGGACAAACGGGCAATTTTCCCTTTCCGCTCAGCCACTTACCCGATGTTTTCCGGTTCTCGCACATACGCGCGCGAGGGGCTGGTCCGGATCGTGCAAGGGTGTGGGGTGTGGCCGGGGCACATGGGGTGCTCGGCAGGATGGCGGGAGGGTCGAGGGATGAGGTCGAGGGATGAGCGGGATCTGCTGTCGCGGTGGCACGGTGTCCGGCTGACTGCGGCGCAGGAGCGGGAGCGGCGGGCGGTGGTGGCTCGGGTGCAGGGGCTCACGGGCGGGACTGCGCCGATTGAGTCGTTCGCCCCGGCGGTGCTGGCGGCGTTCGCTGGTGTCTCGGCGGTCGTGTTCGAGGCGGTAGACAACGCTATCGGCAACGCGGCCCCGGAGCTCCGGCAAAACGGCTGGATGGTTCGTCGGGTCCGCAATCATCCCGTGCACGGGGAGGAGCTCTTCGCCGGGTTGCGTCGGGGGCGTGCCTGATGCCGGGCGCTCTGGTGGCGGGCGGGCTGCTGCGGGTGCGGTGGTTCGCGGTGCGGGTGGAGGTTGGTGACGTGGCGCCGCTGGCGCTCGAGGCGGAGGGGGCGGCGAACGGTGGGGCGCACGGGCCCTGGATGGTCGAGGGGCTTTCGGAGGCGCGGGATCATCGGACGGTGGCGTTGCTGGCGTTCCAGGGGCTCGCGCGGGCGTCTCACGTGTTCACGGTGGCGGAGTCGGCGCCGCGGGCGCTGGTGTGCACGTGGAAGCGTTTGCAGTTCATCCGGGAGTTGGGCGAGGTCGAGGCAGCGGGGGTGATGTCGTGAGCGGCGGGGCGAAGCTCACCGGCCCGAAGGGGCTCGGGGCGTTCGTGGTAGCGCGCTCCGGGGTGGTCGAGGTTCACCTTGATCCTGCTGCGGCTGTGCTGCTGGCTGATGCGCTGGTGATCCTCTCACCCGACTCCGAGGACCGGATCGTTGCCGCGTGTCAGATCGAGCAGGCTCTTCGCGGGGCGGCGGATCTTGCCGGGGGGCAACGGGCGGACCAGGCGTACCGGGAGCGGTCGAAGGGGGGCGCATGAACGGCTGGCGCGAGCTCGACCCTCGGGAAGTCCCGGCCGTGCTGCTGCGGGCGTTCCCCAGCTATCGGGGCCGGACGTTCCGGGCGCGGGTAGCGGAGTCAATCGACCTGACCGATGCCTATTGGGACGGCGGGAGCCGGACAACGTATCGCGCGGTGCACCTCCCCTCGGGGCGGGTCACGGATCCCCCGCGCGCCGTCGCTGATCCGCCGCAGTTCGGCGGGCCCCGTGGCGTGGTGACCTCGCCCATTCTGCCCGACTGGTGCATCGTGGGGCACGTGATCTTCTGCGGCAAGGACCACGGCCTTGAGTTCACGGTGCATCCGTCGGCGGTTGCGGCGCTTCTGCCGCCGCCGGCGGACGGTGGCGAGCTATCGGACGCGGCGCGCGTTGTGCTTTTGGTGTCCTCGTTTCTGATCTCCAAGGCGCGGCGCGATGAGGCGGCGCGCGCCGGGATCCTGGGTCCTGCTTACGATGTCGGGCTCGGCGAGTTGAAGCGTCTTGGATTCGTCACCGCTGGCGGAGCGCTGACAATCCGGGGCAAGAATCTTGCTGCCTCGGATGAG